AAGTCATGCAAGCCATTGTGGGTTTTGGGGTAAAAAAAATTTAACATTTGTGTTCAATGAACAAGACAACATTTTTGAAAAGATACATTGACAAAGACAAGAAAGTGCAAGAGTACATGGCATTCATTTGCAACACGTTGGTTGACAAATACAAAGAAGTGCCAGAGACTTTCATCATTTCTTTGGACTTGCTGGCTCAGAACTTGGAGATCATGGTAAAGTCAGCTGAGGCATTAAGCAAAGAAGACGGCATGACCGATGATGACAAATACCACGGCAAGAAGAAGTCTGCTCCGCTTCAGACATACTTCCAAGCTCAGGGCTACATCAACAACATACTTACTTCATTCGGCTTGAACCCAATGGCTAAGTCAAAGATGAAGCAGAACCAAGAAGAGGTTGATGTCGAAAAATATCTTGACGCACTTACTGCATAATGTCACCTTATGACACATCCAAAGTCTACAACCAGTATGCTGATGATGTGATAAGTGGAAAGGTGCCTGCTTCCAAGAACATCATCTTAGCATGCAGACGTTATGTGTCTTGGTTCAGCAGAGATGACATGCACATGGACTATGATGAGGTTGACAGGAGGATAAGAGTAGTTAGCAAGATGAAGCATTGGAAGGGAGTGCACAACAAGAAGCCCTTCCTTTTGCTGCCTTATCAGCAATGGATATTTGCAAACATATTCGGTTGGAAGTGGAATGATACAGGGCTTAGGGTCACAAGGAACGTGCTGCTTTTCATGGCACGTAAGTCAGGCAAGACTGCATTAGCTTCTGCATTGTGCTTGTCACAACTATTGTTAGATGACAACAACGGACAAGAACTTGACTGCCTTGCTAACAGCGGTGCACAAGCAAAGATACTGTTTGACATGAACAGAAACTTTGCCAAGTCACTAGACCCAAACGGCATCATCTTCAAGAGGTTCAGGGACACTATAAAGATGCCAGCAAGAGAGTCCGAGATTGCTGTAAGGAATGCAGATGCAATGACACTAGACGGCCTTAATTCATCTACATTCATCCTTGATGAGTACCATGCTGCTAAGAACACTGACTTGCTTGATGTGATGAAGACATCACAGGGAGCACAAGCTGCTCCATTAGCCATAATAATAACTACAGCAGGGTTCTTGTTAGACGGCTACCCATTGTATGAGATGCGTAAGACATGCATAGACATACTAGAGGGCAAGAAGGTAGATGACACTCAGTTCACAGCATTGTATGAGCAAGACCCAGAGGATGACTGGATGAATGATGAGTCTTGTTGGGTGAAGTCTAACCCGTCACTCGGCCAGACCGTTTTCAGGCAATACCTTAGAGACCAAGTGCAGTCAGTGAAGAACCAACCAAGCAATGCAGTTGGTGTCTTGACAAAGAACTTCAATGTGTTCTGCCAGTCATCAGAGGTATGGCTGCAGTCTAAGGACATAGACAATGTAGTAGATGAAGTTGACTTGGAGGACTTCAGAGATGAGGTAGCATACTGTGGCATTGACCTTGCTTCAGTCAGTGACTTGACTTCACTGTCTATAATGTTCCCACCAAACAAGCTAAGGGCTAAATGGCCAGACAAATATGTGTGGAAGACATTCAGCTACATACCTTCATCTGCATTGGAGTCAGTCAACGGCTCAAAGTACAAAGCATGGAGCAAGAGAGACACGTTCAAGGTAGTAGACGGCAATGTGACCGACTATGACTACATATTGAAAGACTTGCTTGAGCTAATGGCTAAGCACAACATATCATTAGTAGCATATGACGCATACAATGCCACTCAGTTCACAATATCAGCAACTAATGAGGGTGTGCCAATGACACCGTTTAGCCAGTCACTCGGAAACTTCAACAAGCCGACAAAGCAGATAGAGAGGCTTATACTTTCTGAGCAGTGCGTGATAGACAAAGACCAATGTGTCAAGTGGTGCTTCAACAATGTAGTGCTAAGGGTTGACTACCACGAGAATGTGAAGCCAGACAAGACAACTAAGCAGAACAAGATAGACCCTGTGATTGCAATGATTGAAGCATTGGGCGCATACTTGTCAGAAGGTGGTGGGGATGTCGAAGTAGTGTAAAATAAATTTTCCGAAAGTAGATTTCTATATTATTATATAACTAAATAAATTAAAAACACGATGGAAGTAAAAGGAGAATTCTTACACAAAATTTCTGGAGAAGACTTAATAAATGTCATCAAAGGACATTCTGACAAGAAAATTGATAACAATACAATATATCGTTTGGGATCAATTAGTGGTGTTTTTAATGCTTTTTTGGTAATAATATGGTTTAAGCCAATAGTACCAATATGGTTGAAAATATGTCTTACTGTTTTGTTTTTGATAAGCAATTTTATAGTTTGGATGAAATATGTAGATCAAAATGCACCTTGGACATACGATGATGCACCTACTATTAACAAAATTATTAGCATGAAATTGACTAAACCTAATAAGACATACTATGCAAAACACATATGCAAAATACAAGGTGAAGACTATTTTGCAATATATGAAGACGATGAAATTAAATATATTGCAATATATGAAGATACAGGTGTAAAAATAGTAAATAATGTAGATTGTTTAGGAATAGTGGAAGTGTCACAAATTAGAGTAGTTAAAGATTATGAAGAAGCTAAAGAAGCTAAAGAAAATAAGAATTAGAAGAGTAAACATTTTTCATGATAATTAAATATTTTTATTGAAAGCCAGTCATTATGGACTGGCTTTCTTTATTTATTCTTATAAGCTTTCAGAATTCTACATCTTTGACTAAGATGTCATTCTTGTCGCATTTCCATAGAGCTGCAAGTCTGTCTGCATATACAATGATTTGATAGTCTTCATCTACCATGAAAGCTTGCATCTCGTTGTTTTTGTTGTACATCATTATCTTCTTTATCTTCTTCTGCTTTTTCATATTGTGATTGTTTAAGTTGTTACAATTATATATAGACACTATTTTGTGAAAATTCAAAAATAACTAAAAAAAATTTTTGTTCGCTTTAAATCAAGCAATAGATAAGTTCTATATTATTATAAATCAATTATTTATATTATGATAGAAATTTGGACTTATTATTGCGGTAAGAAAGTTATTTATGAAGTTAGCAACTTAGGCAGGGTAAAAAGGAATGGTGTAATAATGGACTTTTCAGATTTTCCTGAAAATGAATATTTTCGTACTTGTTATTTTTGTGTTCATAGAGCAGTAGCTGAACTTTATGTGCCAAACCCTGACAATAAACCATGTGTAGATCATATTGACGGAAATAAGCATAACAATAGAGCAGATAACTTAAGATGGGTTACTTGGTCAGAAAACATGAGAAACGAAGTTACCTATGCAAGATGGTATGAAAATATTAAAGACAAACATACACCTTCCCCAATGAAAGGCAAACATATTTCTGATGAAAGACGTGAACTATGCAAGATATATAACAAGAAGAGATACGATGATGACCCAACATTAGCAGATAGGATAGCTGAAAAGAACAGAGGCAGAAAATCAATGAACAATGGGGTCATTCAAAAGCAGATTGATCCTGAAGAAATAGAACATTATTTAGCATTGGGTTGGACTTTCGGGATGATTAAAAGAAATGAAAGCAGGAAGTGGATGAACAACGGAATAGAAGAAAAATGGGTTGAAGAGAACCAAATAAAGTCATTCTTAGGCAAAGGTTGGAAATACGGAAGACTAAGAAAAACAAAATAGTTCTATATTGATATATAAAAATATATCAAATGTTTAATGGGTTTATTTAATAGACGCAAAGCATCTGTTGAGACTAAACCCACTGAGGAACGTAGCACAGTTACGTCTGTCACAATAGATTCCGACACTCTTAATGGATATTCATTCCCAATGGCTCTTGGGTTTGATTCTTCATTGAAGAAGAATGTGAACATGCTTAACTTAAGTGCTGCTTTTGCCGCAGTGGAAATGATCTCTAACAAGATAGCTTCAATACCTATTGTTGTAAAAACCCAAGATGGCGAGCCAGTAGATCACTCATTTGATCATGTGTTTGACAACACAGTATGCAGCAAGTTCATCACTATGAAGCAACTAGTATGGGACTGCTTAGTGAATGGTAACGGATTAGCATACATAAAGAGAGACAAGAATGGAGCTGTTAAAGAGCTTGTCTATGTGCCTCATGGTTCATTCACAATATGCTACAACCAGCAAGCACAGCAGCTTTATTACTTAATTCCAATGCTTTCAGACAAGAAAGTAGAACCAATAAATGTCATACACATCTTTAAGAACTCTGTAGATGGAGTCAACGGCAAACCAATATCTTGGTATGCAAAGAAAGCATTAGCTTTAGCAACTGCTGCTGAGAATGCAGCATTCAACTATTTTGATAGTGGATGTGCCATAAGTGGCATACTGAAATCAAACAAGCCATTATCAACTCAACAGAAACAAGACATCAAACTTTCATGGAACCAAGCACATGTCCAAGGTGAACCAAGCGGTTTAGCTGTACTTGGAAATGATCTAGACTTCCAAGAAATTGGGTCTAACTCTGCTGAGTCACAGTTGCTTGAGTCACGTAAATACAGCGTAAGGGAGATAGCAAGGTTCTTTGGCATCTTACCAGAGCTTTTGGGTGATGAAGTGAACAAGTCATATAATTCATTGTCAGAGAGCTTAGATGCACTTATAACATTCACTCTTTCTCCTTTTATTGCCATACTTGAAGACGAGTTCAACCGCAAGTGCCTGCTTCCATCAGAACGCAAACTTTACCACATTGACTTCAAGGAAGAAGACTTGAGGATGCCTGACGAGACCGCACAAGCACAAGCTCTAAACTCACTTGTCGCAGGCGGCATAATGACTCCAAATGAAGCAAGGAAAATACTTGGTCTTCCTGCTTTAGATGATGGAGACGAGCTTCGTTCTCCTGAGAAACAGACAGAGGCAAACGATACAACAGAAATAAATACAAATATATAAAATGGGTAAACATACACACTATTTCGCAACGTATGCAGATGCTTACAACTACTACCCAGATGGAATACCATCTACAGAGATAGCTATTGTAGGTGATGCATCTTATGTGTTTGTGTCATCAGACAACTCATATAGCGGCAACACTACATTCTTTGACGCTAACATGACAAATGACGAGATTGTTGACACAATGAACGAGACTGCTTACAATGCAGGAACTACTTACGGTTACGAAGTTGGGTTTGATGAAGGATATGATGACGGCTATGATGAGGGATTTGCTGATGGTGTAGACAGCGTTCCAACTCCAGAAGGCAACATTGACATCACTACAACATCACAATATGATGTGACTACTTATGCTACTGCACAGATAGCTGATGCTAACTTGACTGCAGGCAACATTGCAAACGGAGTGACAATACTTGGTGTCACTGGTTCATATGAAGGTGGTGGCTTCACTCCAGAGGGCACTTACTTCATCAATGACACTGAGACTGCAGATGTCTCTGCTTACGCATATGCTGTGATAGGAACTGATGCTAACTTAGCTGCAGAGAACATAAAGTCAGGCGTGACTGTACTTGGTGTGCAAGGAACATATGCAGGACTTCAGCCATCAGGCAAGGTCTTAGTAACTGGCACAAATGAGATAGATGTAAGGCAATATGCATATGCACAAGTTGACATGATGACAGCTAACCTTTCTCCATCTAACATCAAATATGGAGAGACAATACTTGGCATAGTTGGTTCTTACAGTGGACTTCAGCCATCAGGCACAATGTACATAGAGAACACAATGCCATATGATGTGACTACTTACTCAACTGCACAAGTAAGTGACATGAACTTGACTGCAGGCAACATTGTAAATGGTGTCACAATACTTGGTGTCACAGGTAATTACACTGGTGGCGGTGGTATAGTTCCAAGTGGAACTTACTACATTTGGGACACTTACCAGAACAATGTTGCAAACTATGAATATGCACAGGTTGGCGACTACAACTTGACTTCAGAGAACATCAAGAACGGTGTGACAATACTTGGCATAACTGGTACTTATGTTGGAACTCCTGCATCAACTGACTACTATTTAGCTGACCAAGCATCTAAGTTTGTGAATGTGCAAACCGCAGTTGGACAAGGATGCGAGTTCACTACATACCAAACAATAAACTATACTGACATAGCAACATATGCATGGTCTGACATTACAGACATGGTCAACTATGGATTTTCTTATAACTATGTCATGATAGCAGACAAAATAACAAGCAATGGTGTTGTAAATGTTCCATTGACTACTGGACAGGTTAGTTTGACTGGCAACACAATGTCTTGTCAAGTTGAGTTGAATGCTGGTGATGAAGTTGGATTTAGCTTACTTAACTGGATATTCGTACCAGATCCATCAATGCCACCAATGGATCCTGATGATCCTCCAATGGGCACATATGAATGCAGTGGCTTCTACTGGCTTTCAGATGCAACTACAGGCAACCCTGCAACACCTCATGGCCACTGGTTGACTGCAGAGACTTACACTGGAACTTGGGAAGCTGAATGGGACATCAATAACAACAGCTTCAGATTCACATACATGCCAGGTAGCACTCCTTCAGATCCAACAGGTGGTGAGACCCCAGGCGCTGACACTCCTTCAGGAGCAACATGCCCAAGATGCGGTGGAACTGGAACATATCATGACTTGACTTGTGAGATTTGCATGGGCACTGGATATGCACCTGCTTGGTACCATGGCTCAAACTATAACCCAGCTTCATATGGAAGCGACCCTGCTTATGATGAGGGATATGATGATGCAACAATACAGGTCAATTACAATGGAACTGTGTCAAGTTTTGATTTGACACAATGGGATCCAACTGGTGCTTACCCTTACTTGTATGAAGTAGGCTGGAATGATGCAATATCAGACTATACAGGCAACCCATCAGATCCAACAGGTGGTGAGACCCCAGGCGCTGACACTCCTTCAGGAGGTGATGACCCAGAAACTCCAACTCCATGTGCAACATGCATGGGAACAGGACAAATAAGTTATCCTGACGCAGTATCAGGTGACATGATGTTTGAACAATGCCCTGACTGTGGTGGAACAGGATTTATGCCTACAGTATGAAAACTATTGAAAACATAGATGAAGAGGTCATCTTTGACCCTGAAGAACCATACATCAAAGAGTTGGATGAGTTCAAGGATGACCCCTACATCTTCGAATGAATACAAATACATATTATAGATATATGAAAAAGTTAGAAACAAGAGCAATTCTTGACAAAAACGAGGACAATGAGTCTCGCACTATCACTGGAAGAGCTATTGTGTTTGACTCACCATCACGTTACATCGGCTACACTGAATACATAAGGAAGTCAGCTATAACACAAGACCTTATTGACAGTTCTGACATCATCTTCAATTATAACCATGACGATACCAGAATGCTTGCAAGATGGACAAGAGGAAAAGGCACATTAGACATACAGCTTAAAGATGACGGTGTGTACTTCTCATTTGATGCACCTGAGACTGAGCTTGGCAATGAAGTACTTTGGCATGTACGTCATGGCAACTTAGTTGACTGCAGCTTTGCATTCACTTTAGCTGATGACGAGCAAGCTATGAGGTGGTTCAGAGACGAGAATGATGAGCTTTGTGGTGAAGTGCTTGCTATTGACGGTCTATATGACATGACAATATGCAGCATGGGAGCATACGCTGACACTAACGTGTCAGCTCGTGAGTTCGACCTTGAAGCTATCAAGAGAAGTCTAGATGAAGCAAAAGAGGTAGAGACCAAGCAAAAACCATCACCTGAATACTATAGTGAGAAGCTTGCAACAGTGCTAAAGCATGTGTAAGCTGTGACATTTTCACAAAATACTATATTATTTTATAAACTTATAAAAATAGTTTAACTAAAAATGAACTCATTAGAAATACTTGACAAAAAGAACATTCTTGTCAAACGCAACTTGGACATCTTGGCATTAGCTAAGAAAGAAGAGAGGGAGCTTACCGATGAGGAATGCAAAGAGTTTGATGAGAACGAACAAGAGCTCAAAGAGCTCGATGAAGAGCAAGAGAAACTTGAGAAGGAGCTTGAAGAGACTCCAGATGAAGAAAAAGAAGACAAAGAACAAAAAAATAATGATAATGATAACATGGAAAAGAAAGAATTTTCTTTGATTAAAGAAATCAGAAGCGCAGCTGAGACTGGTAAGTCAATCAACTTGCGTACTTCTAACTACAGTGTTGCTGCAAACGGTGAAGACGTTGTAGAGACTGACATACTTGACATCATGACCCCATTGCGTGCTAACTTGGTTCTTACCAAAGCTGGTGCTAAGTTCATGGCTGGTCTTGTAGGTGATTGTCAATTTCCTATCATGAGTGCAACTAACGTAGCATGGGCTGCTGAAGAGGGTGCTGCATCAGACGGTTCTGGCAGCTTCAGCAATGTAACTCTTTCACCAAAGAGACTTACTGCTTATGTGCCAATCACTCTTCAGATGCTTGCACAGGATTCACAGGATGTTGAATCTAAGATCCGTGAAGACATCATCAAAGCTGTCCAAGACAAGCTTGAAGCTACAATCTTAGGTTATGCTGCTGGTACCACTACACAACCTGCTGGTGTGTTCTACGGTGCTTCAGTTGCTGAAATCACTACTTACGGTGACCTTTGCGACTTCGAAGCTTCAGTTGAAGAGAACAATGTATATGGCTCAATGCACTACATTTTGACTCCAAAAGCTAAAGCTGCTTTGAAGGGAATGATCAAAGGAACTAACGCAACAGGTATGGTTTATGAAGCTGGTGAAGTTGATGGTGTTCCATCAGAAGTTACTACAAACTTGGTTTGCGCAAGCGGAAACAAGAACGGCATCCTTTACGGAGACTTCTCTAACTTGGCAATCGGTGCTTGGGATGGAGTACAGCTCGACGTAGTCCGTGACTCAGCTTCACTTAAGAACGGCTGTGTAACTCTTATCATAAATGCATTTTTCGACGCCAAAGTATTACGTTCTGAAGCATTTGCTTATGGTAAGTATGTTGCTCCAGAAGCTTAACTGCATTGAATTTCTTTGCAAACTATTCTATATTAAGGGGTAAGGGACATTAAAGCCCCTACCCCTTATTTATTATGGTTTATTACTACATATACAAGACAACTTGCCTTAAAGGAAAATTCAAAGGAAAATACTACTTCGGTCAACATAAAACAAGAAAACTTGATGACAAATATGCTGGAAGCGGAAGGTTATTAGTTGACTATTTCAAGAAATACGGTAAAGTAGAAGGTGAGACATATAACATTGAAATACTTGCTTTTTATGATAACCAAGAAGATTTAAATAAAGCGGAATATGAAATCATAGGAGACAAATATGAAACTGATAAAAATTGTTTAAATCTTTGTTCTGGCGGATGGAAGGAAGGTGTTTCAGATGAGACAAGAGAACTTCAAAGACAATCTCATATTGGAAAGAAACAATCTGAAGAAACTATAGAAAAAAGAATGAAAAAGATAAGAGGTAAGAAATTACCTTTTAACAAAAAGAATTCAGAAAATTTCAAAGGAAGATCTCTTACTGATGAATGGAAAGATAAAATAAGACAAAAACATTTAGGCACTCATAAGTCAGAAGAAGATAAAGAATATCTGAGAGAACTTTACAAAGGCAAGCACTGGAGAATAAACCCAGAAACAAATAAACGTGAATGGTACACATGAATACTAACATCGTAGATTTTGAGAACATACAGTATGTTGACTTGGAGACTGCAAAGAAGCACTTGAACATCGAGCAGCAATTTGAAGATGATGACCTTTACATAATGGCATTGATAGATGTTGCTCAAGCAGCAGTTGAGAAGTACTTAGACATTCCGTTGGCTGACATGTGCAAAGACAATGTCCTACCAAGCCCTATAAAACATGCTATATTGCTTCTAATAGGTACTTTCTATGCTCAGCGTGAGTCTATTGCATCTGCTTCCATGCAGCCTGTCCCAAATGCATTTGAACTGCTTTGCGACTTGTACAGGAACTACAACTACACCAAAGCTATCTAACATGTGGGCAGGACTTTTAGATGAAGTAGTAGACATAATGAAGTACACTCCATCAACTAATGATTATGGTGAAGTGACAAAGACTTTGACAAAGGAGTATGACACAAGAGCTAAAGTAGTCCACTTGTCAGGAAGCAGGACAGTGAGAAATGACGAAATACAATACCCCTATAGTAAACAGTTTGTCTTCCGCTACCATTCTCCGATAACAGAAGACAACTTGATAAGATGGCAAGGGCATCTTTGGAGAGTCCTTTCCATAGACAGAGACAGGCACATGCAGCAATGTGTTGTCTTAACTGAAATAGTTAACGAATAAGACATGAAAGGTGGACTTGAAGCAAACTTGGTAAAGACATTTGAAGAGTTCTCACAGCTGACTGCAAAGGAGATGTCCAAAGCAGTGAAGAGAGCACTCAACAAAGCTGCTGCTACACTTCAGCAGCAGACCAAGAGCAACCTTTCATCACTTATAAAGTCTGACACTGGCGGCAATGGCAAGTACAATGACAAGCTGAAAGACTCAGTGCTAAGGCGAGGTAGCAAGGGGTTCTATGACGAAGAACTTACTGCTGTCGTGCACATCATGGGCACGCAAACAACTGGCAGCGGAACGTTCAGAGCAAGGTTCCTTGAGAAGGGCACAAAGCCAAGGTATGCAATGGAATACAAAGGCCAGCCACTACAGAAGCCGAGGTACTTGGGGCAGATAAAGCCACTTTGGTTCTTCAAGTCAGCTAACCAGATGGTTGAGCCACAGCTTGAGCAGATCTACATCACGGAGATAGACAAGACAATACAGAAAATAAATGCTACTAAGTAATGACACATGCAATAAAGATAGGAAAAGCTATATATGCAATACTTTCAGTAGACACAGATGTCAATAGCATTGTTGGCAGTAAGATATTCCCATTGGTAGCCGAGAACGGCACTACATTCCCATTCCTGTGCTACACAAGAGAGGGCTTGCAGCCATCTACAGGGACTAAAGACGGATATGTCGGTGACTTAGTCACATTCAGAGTTGATGTTGTTGCGGAGTCATACAACCAGCTCATTGACTTAGCAGATGCAGTAAGGCAATGCTTAGAGAAGAGGTATCATGCATCATCAGGCCTCATTCTCAAAGAGACTTACTTGTCAGGCATCAATGAAGCATATGACTCAGACACATACATAACTCAGATGAGGTTCATCTGTGAAGTAGTGGATGACCCAACTACTCAGGAAAACTCATCAAATTAAGACAAATTCTATATTATAAAATAAAAGAATAAAAATATATAAGATATTAAAATGGATATAATCAAAGGTAATGACCTTATGTTGTTCATAAAGGACACTAAGGGTGCAG